AGACGCTTACAGAAATGTAAGTGTTTTTAATTTTCTGAAGATTCCAGATATTCAAAGTAGGGTTAGAAACTATATTTGTTTTGAAGTTAATGACATTGAGCAACCACGCTATAATGATGCTTTAATTATAAAAAACATTATTTTTAGAACTGTTTCTCATGATGATGATTATAAAACTGATTGGGGAATGTCAAGACAAGATTTGCTTGCATTGATTATTCAATCAGAATTTGACTGGACTAATGCTTTTGGAATGCATATTGAAAAGATATCTGACAAAGGCAGAATTGCAGAAAATGGTTATTATTACAGAGAATTCGTTTATGAAACAACTGTAGCAAATAACTTAGTAAATAAAATAAAAAATGGTGGAATGAGGGAAGATTATGGAGCATTTAGAAAATAATGTGAAAATAGAAAATCCCAATCAAATCCACAAAGAAAAATATGAATTCGATAGATTAAAAATGTATTTTGGCGAACCATATACTGTTAAATGTGACATAGGAGAAATTCGAATTTTACAGCCAACCATTGGAGATATTTTAATGTTTGGAGAAAAGGAATTTTATTCTATGCTTAATATTTTCGTAGCAAATCCTACATCATATAGATTGCAGTTATGGGATATGGGTGTTGATTGGAACAAAATTTCTGATTATGAACTTTTTTGTATGCTCATTAGAGGTTTGAATAAACAGTCTACTGTTCTTCTGTTTGGAGATTTAGATTTTCAAACTTTTGGTTTATACAATAAAAAAATAGGAGAATCAGAATCAATAACATTATATAGCCAAGAATACGATATTGAATTATCAGAAGACACATACAAATGTATTGCAGAATATTTGCGTATGATGTTTAACATATATCCCAAAGTTGAAAAGGCTAAGGGAAAAGCTACTAAAGAAGCCATAATTGATGAAGATCGCATGAATCTAGAAATAGAAATGAGAAAAAATAAAAAAGGATCTAAATCAATGTTATTGCCTTTGGTGTCATCATGTATCAATCATCCGGGATTTAAATACAAATTGAATGAACTTAGAGAAATGGGTGTTGTTCAATTTATGGATAGTGTTCAGAGATTGCAAGTATATGAAAGTACTGTTGCTCTGAATTCTGGAATGTATTCTGGGATGTGTGATTTATCTAAAGTAGACAAGAAATTGTTTAACTTTATGAGAGATATAGATGAAAGTTAAAAAGTTAATAAACACATTAATCAAGAAGAGTGAAAAACCACTCTTCTATTTTTATGTAATTTGAAAGGAGAATAAACAAATGGCATTTAAATTAGATGACATTATTATTGACAGAATTCAGTACGGTGTTGCTGAAACTTTTGATGGCGAACTGCTTTACACACTGACTCAGTTATCTGAGGGAACTATTGATATTACTGCTGAATCTAAGGATGCAGTAGACGCTACCGGTACTCTGATTAAGAGATTTTATCAGGGTAAGTCTGGTGAATTTACCGCACAGAACGCAATGCTTAACCTGAACATTCTGGGTGCTGCTTCTGGCGAAGGTAAGCTGACTGCAAGCGAGAGCGCAGCTATTGCTATGCCTAAGATCATCACTGTAAAGGCTGGTGAAACCGTAACTCTGGCTAACTTTGTAGAAGGTTCTGTAACTGTTAATGCACTTGGTACAAACGGCGCAATGGGCAAGTCTTATGTTAAGGCTGCGCAGGCTTCTGCAACTGAGTTCGGTCTTACCACTGCAGGTATCCTTACTCCTCCTACCGACGACGAAGAGGGTCAGTTCATTGTTAAGTATACTAGAAACGTAACTTCTGGAGTTGCAATTAAGAATAAGGCTGATAAGTTCCCCGGAACTGTTAAGCTGACTCTGAAAGCTCTGGCTGTAGATCCTTGTTCTGCTGATACTCTGAGAGCAGTATATATTGTACTTCCTTCTTTCCAGGTATCTCCCGAAGTATCTATTAGTCTTCAGACTGATTCTACTCTGGAGTACAAGGGAACTTTGCAGGTAGACTATTGTTCTGCTGATAAGAGCTTGTACGAAATCTACTTCGCTGAAGAAGACGAAGAGTAATTTTAATACGAAGATAAACAGGACTGATAGGTGTCAAAGCCTATCAGTCTTTTACGAGTCATATTATATGACTCATTTATTATAAAAGGAGAATGTAGTATGGCAAAGAAAAATAACAGAAAATGCATTTGCTGTTCTGAAGAATATAGATATTGCAACAGCTGTGCAGAGGACAGAATGAAACCAGTTTGGTATACTTTGTACCACAATGAAAATTGTAAAAATGTTTTCAACACTGCTTCAGACTATTTAGCAAATGCAATTACTAAAGAAGAAGCGAAAGAAAAATTCGATAAATGCGACTTGTCTTATAAAGATAAAATGCATCACAAAATTGTAGAAGCAATTAATGATGTATACGGCATTGTGAATCCAGCTGTTAAAGAAGTGGTTGAAGCACCTATTGTCGAAGAGAAGGCTGTCGAAGTAGAAGAAAAAGAAGTTAAGAAATTTAACAAAAAGAAAGTAGTATTTGAATAGTGATTGATTTTATAGGGGGTATAACCGGATATAACACTATTCGAGTTATACCCCTTTTTTTTATTTTAAGGAGAACAAGGATATGAGAGATGAAATTGAAACACATTTACATCCGAGAAATTATACACGTAACGAAGTATATCGGATAATAAATCCAAAACAAATTCGTTTGTATATTAAGAATAATGTATATCCAATTGATATGTATGCCAGTTATGATGACAAAGGCAATGATGTTACGGTTTATGTATTTTTAAGAGAAGAAACTAAGGAATTGTATCAAGCTTGGTTGGCACATGAATTGGAGTAAAATATGAAAAAATACTTAGAGAAGAAAATTAGAAAATATGTGATTGCTACGCTGGATAATCCAACTTTGTACTTGAAGAAGACACCTGGGAAAGTAGATTATTGTTTTGTAGAAGATATTGAAATTGCTACAAAGGCATTGTCTTTGAAGGTAATGAAACAAAACCTTCAATATTTTTATTTGGATACAGGATTAGACACGGAACTAGTGGTTGTTCCGGTAGATATTACATATGAGATTATAGATGAAGAGCAGAACTAACTGCTCTATTTTTATGGACAAATATGAGTAAAAGGGAAATTGAATATGGAGCAAAAGGAAAATAGTTCTCGCTCTCCTATCATCTACACTAGAGAGAACATAAAGTCATTAAAAGAATTATCAGTTTTAGAGGATGGTCAAATTTATGTATATGTAATGTTAAATTCTGCAGGAAATGTAAAAATTGGCAAAACAACAAATATACAGCAAAGATTGATATCTTTGTCAGGTAGTAATGGTGGAGGATCTAAAATTACTGCTTTATACTGCTCTCCTGCTACATGGATTCAGAGTATAGAAGATACATGTCATAACCATTATCATTTTGCACGAATACAAGGCACTGAATGGTTTGATGGTGGAAAAATTTCTTTCAAAGACGTAGTTAGGTATGTAGATGGATTATTTCATACAAAAGGGTATGAAATATGTAATGAGCTGAGAAGAGAATTGGCTATTAAAGGTAAAAAATATGACAACAAAGGAAATTGAACATATAGCCTATAAGCATTTGTGGAAGAAAGCCACATATCTTGTATTCGAGTGTGCTGCACCTAAGACAAAAAAGAGACAAACTCGTCACAGAGAACGTGTTGATCTTCTATGCTTTGAATTACCTGGAACGTGGAAGTGCTTCGAGATAAAGAACAGTGTGACGGATTTCTATAGTTCGGCAAAGCTTTCATTTTGGGGCGACTACAATTCTTATATTTTAAATGCAGAAATCTACGACAAAGTAAAGGATGATATTCCAAAAGAAATAGGTGTTTGGCTGGTATATAAAGATAAAAGTATGGCGTGTGTCAGAAGACCTAAGAAGCAGGAACGAAAGTATACTCATGAGCAGCTATTATTTGCTATGACCCAGGCTTTATCTAGGGAATATAAGAAGTATAGAAAGATATTGGAGAAAAAGGATAAATGAATAAAGTGTTAAAGTTGACCTCTCCTATTCCTCCGTCGCAAAATCATTATACGGGGATCCGCATTATTAAAAGCGGTGGTAAGAATATTCCTATGGTTTACAAAACTAAAGAAGCGAAGGAATATGAAGAAGTATTTGAGAAAATTGTACGAGATTCAGTAAAAAATCAAGCTTATAAAACAAACCTAGACAGTGAACAGCATTTTTATGTAGATGCTGTTTTTTATTTTGATCGAAAACACAAAGATAGTTCAAACTCGGATAAGGTACTATTGGATGTTATTACAAGAACACAATTGGTATGGAAGGATGATAGTATTGCTCTCTTTCGACCACAAAGGATTTTTTATGATGCAAGTAATCCTAGAATAGAACTTTTTGTATATCCCGTTGATTACGTTGGCATCTTTGATAATCAAGACCAGTTAAATCAATTCGAAAAAAAATGCAAAACATGCAAACGTTACTCTCGTAACTGCTCTATCCTTAGCAAAGCAAAAGAAGGACGTATCCAAGAAGAGATACAAGATTTGACATGTAGTAAATATAAGGAGTGATTCTAATATATTCATGGGAAATTGATCAATATTTGCGGACAAGGAAATGGCTTTTAAATAGAGAAGAATACATATATGTTTCAAATGTTAATGCCAGTCCACAGATTCAAAAGATAAAATACAATCCATATGATACAAGTTTTTATATGGAAACAAATGATGGATATAACTGGATATTTAGAATAAAGGAGTAAAAGGATGAAAATAAAAGTTGATAATTGCTATGATTGTGGCAAGCCATGTATGCTCTTCTGTCCGGTTCGGGACGACTCATATGAATGGCATTGTGACGAATGTGATAGCGAGACACAATTGTATGAATTTGAAGGCAGAGAGTTGTGTGCGGAATGTATACTTCAATCTCTTGACAAAGTTAATTAGGAATAAAAGGAGAAAAATATGAGTGACAATAAAATTAGTGTAAGTAACTATTTGGAAAATGTGGAATTATTAGAAATAGATTATACTCCTTATGATGTAAAGGTTGATATAGTAGATGTAATTTTATCTCAGGTAATTATAGATGATGAAATGGAAAAAATCGATTCTGCATTATTGAAAAGAATAAGTACTCAGATTTTTATTGAATCCATCACAAATATAGATATGTCTATTAAGTCAGATAATGGTTTAGATGGATATGATGAATTATGTTTGTTAAATGAATTAGATGATTTGCTAAATCTTATTTTTGATGAATACAGTAGATTTGAAAATATTCTCGAATTAAAAGTGGCTGATTTTTATAGGTATAAAAATAGCACAAGTTCTACTCTTCTATCTTTAAAAAATAAATTATCAAAGTTTGTAAAAGAAAAATCAGACGAGATAAATAATTTAATTGAGAATATAGATACACAGGCTTTGTCGAATAAGTTAAAAGTATTGATTGATGAGAATATCAAAAAATATAGAGGAAAATAATTATGGAATGTATTCAATTGGTATCTGTATATAATCAAAAAACAAAGAACAAGCCGGATTTATCAGACGAAGAAAGAATAAAAATAATTAAAGATTTAATACATCCTAAAAAATACATGTCTTTTAAAAGAAAACAAGAAATAATTTTGGGAGTGTTGCAAAGTGTTGTAAATATTTCAGATAATAAAATTTTTTATAATAGCTGTAATAAGTATATTTCTTTTATTAATACTATTCTTTCTGTATATACTGATTTAGATATTGATGAAACAAGTTATGATATTTTATGTTCTAATAATATATTGAATTATACAATAGGTTCATTAGGTTCCGAATATGATATTTGTTTGGGAATTATGGAAATGTATATGGATGATTTAGAACATAACCGTATTGAATTATAAAGGTTGTGATATTGTGGACAAATCATATAGAAAGCAATTAAATGATATAAGAACAGAAATAGGAAACATTGGCACATCTTTTGCAAAAGGATTGGCCGAACAAGCTCATGAAGATTTGAAAACGGCACATCGACAAATAATAGACAATTTTTATGCTGCTCATGACCCAAATTCATACAACAGAAAAGAAGGATTGTATGACAGTATTATACCTCAAGGAGTAAATCATAGTTCCAACAAAAAACTTACTTATCAAGCAAGTATTGTTGTAGGTAGTTTTAGAATGGACGATCATTACAGGGGCGATGTTACTCCGGATAATATATTCGATTTAATGTGGAATAAAGGCGTTCGTGGATTGCCAAAAATTGGTATGGATACATTGGATCATAATTATACATGGTTGGGAACTTTTTATGATTATGGAGACAACCCTAGACGCTGGGAAAATCCATATTGGAGTGGTCAAGAAAATCCCTATCATAATATTTTCTTAACAAAAATAACAATGGGCGAATATACGACAAAGAAAGCAAGTGTGCCGAACATAGCAATGATTGATTTTGTTAATCATTGGAAACAAGCCAACGGAAAGAAAGCTTGTGATAAGTTATACAAAGAAATAAAGAACAAATATAGTTAAGAGGCATAGTAATATGTCTCTTTTTGAATTAAGGAGGCATATTATTATGGCGAATTATGATGTGATTAAAACATATGGAATAGAAATTACTGCTGTAACAGATAAGGCAACTGATCAGATTAATCAGTTGGAAAAAGAATTAGACGAATTATCTAAGAAAAAGGGGTTGTCTGCTGGATTACAGTCTCAAATAGATAAAATTGGAGAATCATTAAACGGTTTAAAAGGAGAAATTGTTTCAAGCACCAAATCAATTAATGATAATCTTTCAAAAATTAATACTGATAAAATGTCTCAAGAATTTAAAGACATGCAAAATTCCATTGCGTCTTCTGTTAATGAATTACAAGAAGAAATGAAAAATTTAAAAAATTCTATGGATTTTTTAAAGACTGGTGATTTTAGTGGTTTTACATCAGGTATTGGTAAGTCGTTTGATACTTTATCAGATAACATTTCTGATATTGTTGGTAAATTTTCTGAGTTATCAAATTTTATTAACGACATTAGAGTTGGAGCTATCGACACATCTGGTCTTCAAAAAAGTGAAAAAGGCGTTAAAACTGCTACTTCTCATATAACAAATGATTTAACAAAAACAAAGACAAAAGTCGAAGAATTATTAAGACAGATGCGTGACGCTATGGATGATTTTACTTTAGACGATCTTATGTCTGATGGTAAAAATAGCGGTTTAGGAACTGAAGAAGCTAGAACCTTAAGTGAGAACATTGATATTATCTTGCAATTAATTGATGAGTTAAAGAAGGCACAAGTTGACGTCAATGATATTTTCAATAAAGACGGAATTAAATTAAGCGAAAAAGCATTAAAAGGTTATAGAACAGAATTAAATAAAATAGTTAAAGAAAGAACTGCTGATGCTGCAAAAGAAAGAAAAAAATCTACAAATCCTACAGAGGTTCGTTTTAGATATGTTATTGAAGATCCTAATAGTTCTACCATTGATAGCATTGTTGAAAAGGTAAAAACTGATGTTATAGAAAAAGTTCAGAAACGCATAGATGGTTCTCCTATTCGAATTCCTATAGGATATACTTATGATAAAGCTGGTATTACTAGCGCTAAAGAGTTAGATAAAATTGAGAACCAAAATGTTGATAAAACAATTTTTGAACATATCAAACTTGATGTTAAAGCAGATACAAGTAATTTGGTTGATTATGTAAAAGATCAAGTTGATGAAATTAACAAGCAATTAAAAGATACCAAAAGGCAAATTGAAGTTGAAGTTGTAGGTAAGGTTAATAACGATACAGTAGATGAATCTCTTAACGATTTACAAGAAGAAATATTGCACAGACAATATAATGGTTCTGGTTTCACAACAATTAGTGGTGCAAATATTAATATTGGTGGAGACAATATAGCAACAGAAACAACCTTGTCAAACATCAGAGATATTTTATTAGATTGGAATCATGCTAAGTCTAGTTCTTCTTTGTCAGTTGAAACGTTATCTAAAGAGGATGAAAACGCTTTATTTGATTATGAAAATGCTTTAAAAATAAGAAAAAGAAGTTCTGTTTTATTAAGTCAAACCGAAGGTCAATTGGACGTTGTTGAATATGCCAGGGCTAAAATTGCATTGTTAAGTAAACAAAAATCTGATTTGACATCTATTAATAATAATGTAAAAAAGGGAAATATAGACGCATTACAGGGAACGGATTATTACTCTGCTTATTATGTCAAAGATGATGTAAAATATGCTAAATATGGTAGTAGTGGCGAAACTTTAGATAAATGGCAAGAAAAATTGAATTCAGAATTTGAAGAAACACATAAAAAAATTGTAGATGCAACTGCAAGTTTAAATGATGAATTTGATGGTTATTTGCGTGGTGAAAAAGATTGGAAAGAACTTCTTATTGAAGATTTAAAAAAACAATGGGCAAAAGATACAACTGATTCTGCATTAGAAAAAGCCAAATTAGAAAGAGCTGATTCTGTTAAATTGTTAATGGATAGACATAATTCTAATTTAAAACCTGGTCAAGAAAGGATGACTTCTGACCAAGCTGTACTGCAGTTGATTAATAGTGAATATTCTGAGAGAATCAAGGAAATACAAGATTCAAATGAATTAACAGAAAAATATGAATCTCAAATTACTTCTATTAAACGTAAAGCATTAAATCAAATAATTAAAGATTTAACAAAAGGTTATCATGATGCTATTTTATTAACTCAGAATATGATAAAAGCACAAGAACGAAATATTGCTTTAAACAGTGATGGGTCGGAGCAAAATTCTTCTCTACGTATTGGAACAAAAGCAAATCGTCAAGGGCAAGCGAATAATCCTGATGAAGCGATAAATGCATTAAATTCAGAATTGGATCAAATTGATCAAGAAGCAATTTCAAAGCATAAAGCACAACAAGAAATTACTAACGACTTGAAATTGCAAAAAAATATAATGTCAGAAATAGTTGACTTAATCGAA